GCATTTTGTGCTCGCATGAAAGGTATGAAGAAAAAGCTTACCAGCAAGAAGACGGCTCGTGACCCCAAGAGCCGCATAAACAAGTCACTCCGTAAATGGAACTGTTAGGAGAAAGCCATGCCAGGTTCACGCAAAAAAGCCGCTATGAAGATGTATGAGAAGGCGAAGAAGACGTCTAAGCCTGGTGATGGCAAGCGGTTCGCTGCGCTATCTAAAGCCGTAGGGTCAAAGGCCTTGGCGGCATTTATTGGGCGCAAGAAATACGGAAAGAAAGGCATGGCTAAAATGGCAGCCAAGGGTCGAAAGAAATGATAGACTTGGCACTCGCGTCAGTGGTCATAACCGCCATTACGCTAAACATATACATCGTTGATTTGATTAAGAAAAAGCGTCGTGAAATTAAACAGCACGATGAATCTATTAGGCTCACTAGTTATGATGCTGACCCCCTTGACATTGTGTCTTCTCAAGAAGATATCGGAGGCTCTCTATGGCAATGATGACACCAAGAAGCAGAGCAGCACTAAGGCTGTCAGGGGGAAGAGGCGCTCTTGACGACGAGCAAAGCAATGTCGCGTCCACAGTGCTAGGCGTCCTTGGAGGTATCGGCGGCGGAATTGCAGGTGCCGTAACGGGCGGACCTGCGGGTGCAGTCGCTGGAGCAGGGCTTGGGAATACCGCTGGGCAGACCGTGGGAAACCTGATGGAAGGAAACGAAGAGGATATGATGCAACGAGTCTCGCAGGCTGGTCAACAGTTCACGCAATACGACAAGGCGCAGAAGTCTCTTGAGCTTCAAAAGAAACTACAGAAACGAATGAAGGCACTGGGTATTGAGCAATGAGCGATAAGTTCCCCACTAATATGAGAGGGCTCATCAAAGAGAGCGAAGACGACAAGTCTAGCTACACTCGTGCGTGGGACTTGTGCGTTCTTTTCTTGAGCGGAAACCAGTGGCTCACGTACAACGACAGCTTGCGCCAATGGTCAATGGACCGCCCGCAGCAGTCGAACACCAGGGTCACCGTCAACCTGCTCCTCAATATGTACCGAAACATCTTGTCGCGCATGATGGTGAACTACCCTGCCATCGCGGTTTTGCCCGCTAGTCCGTCGACAAGCGACATCGTAAAAGCAAAGACAAGCGAGTGGTTACTTCAATACCACTGGCAAGCCGATGACATGGCGGAGACGATTAAGGTCGCCATCGAGCACTTGCTCTCTTTCGGTACTGTAGGGTTCCATACCTATTATGACCCTAAGCTAAAGCGGGCACACACGGATGTTGTCAGCCCATACGACTTATTCTTTGAAGCTAAGGTGGCGGACCCTGAGGAGTCTCAGTGGATTGCGATACGGACGTATCATACAAGAAGCGCCCTTAAGGCTGCGTATCCAGACCATGAGAAAGAAATTGAAGACGCAGCCACTACAGACAAGTCGAAAGAAGGCGGCCCCTTAGGTGACATGGTTCCTGCCAACCGCGTAGAAACATACGAGGTTTACTGGAGGGACGGTCGTCACGCCATCCTTATGGGGCAGACATATCTGTTTAAAGAAGAGAACGGAGTCACCGACCCGTTCCCTGTTCAGATTGTTCGCTACTCGTCTATACCTACAAGGTTGTGGGGAGTAGGTCTTGTTTCTCCTTTGGTTCGTCTTCAGTGGTATTATAATAAGTCACGGTCACAGGTTCTCCAGAATGTGGAGTTGATGGGGAACCCCAAATGGCTCATCCCAAAAACTGCCGGTGTCGACACGTCCTCGTTTACCGACAGGCCCGGGGAGAAGGTTTATTATAATGCTGCTGGGGGCAAGCCTGAGATGGCACCACCGAAGCCGCTGCCAGGATACGTGCTCGACAACATTACCCGTATCCAGTCTGAGATGCAGGACGTTGCAGGCATTCACTCGGTAACGCTCGGTAAGCGTGCGGTCAACGTGTCTAGCGGTAGCGCCATCGACGTGCTTTCGCGTAACGACATGAGTCAGCTTCAGGTGTCTCAGAACGCAATGGAGCGAGGCATTAAAGAGGTCGCAAGGCTTACGCTTGTTATCGCGAAGCGATACTACACCGAGCGCAAAATGCTTCGCATGATGGATACGCTCGGAAGCGTAGTCCACAAAGAGTTAGACTCAACCAACCTTACCGAGGACCCGGAAGTGTTCTTGCAGCCGGGGTCTTTGTTTAGAACCGAAGCGCATGACCGCGACAGCCGAGTGCTTGAGCTATTCAAGCTTGGGTTGGTTGACCAGGAAACTGCGACCAGGGAGCTTTCCTTCCGAACGTCGAACGCTTACGTCTCGCGTCACATCGCACAGATGTCTCACGCGCAAGACCTGCTCGCAGCCGCAGCATCTGGATACGACATCGAGATATTTGCGTCTGATGACCTCAAAGCGTTTAAGCAGGTATGGGAAGAGTTCATGCAGTCCGAGGACTTCTACCTCCTTCCTGAAGATAGGCAGGACTACCTTAGCGATGTCTACGTTGCCATCTCTACCTTTGGTATGGGAGACGAGGCGTATCAAAAGGCCGCGATGAACCGAAGCGTTTGGCCGCGCAAAACTCCCGTAGCTGCACCAGAAGTTGAGCAGGCAACCGAGCTTGGAATCCAAGAGTCTCAACAGGCGCTCAACCAAATGGGCCAGGAGCAGGTCTACGAGGCCGCCAGACGCGACCAAGTGGAAGATGCGGTGTCACGCATGGGTCAGCGCAGTGAAGCCCTTATATCACCAGTAGGACCGGGGTACTGATGTTTGTCTTCGAGATTACTAATCTGTTTCGGCAATACTGCGATGAGCCCGATACGACGTGGCTTACCGCAGCAGATGTCGCAAGCTACCTTCTCACCGGGTACAACGAGTTCCGGTGGAAGGTAAGCGACATGGCACCTCACACCTATGCGGTAGACGTGTCTATCCCGGCAGCAAGCGTCACTGAGTATGACCTTGCGTTGCCTGCAAATGCGGTGAGGATACTGGGAAGTAACCTGTCTGCTGGTGTGCAGCGAATGACCCAGCTTATTCAGGTTCGCACACCCACCAGCTCAACACCGAATGACCTGCTCTGGAAATCGGCGCAAGGCTTGCGTGACCTACAGTCGACGTATCGGTCTTATTACTTACAGGGAACGACGCTGTACCTGTCGCTAGCACCTGGAAGCAACCTGATTGTGACGTACATTCCAGAGAACTCGGTGAACTGGGCAAACACGGCAACCGGTGCCGGTGCTGAGTACGTTGATGACCTCGCAATGTTTCACGATATCATCGCGCTGCTGGCTTACAAGCAGTACTCGATTCGAGACGCAAACGTAAATCAGCCCCTCATGATGCAACTAGGCATGAGGCTTAGGGAGTTAGAGGCGTATATGAACCGTCGCAACTTTGAAGGGGTTCAGTACGTGAGAAGGACATCCGATTCATACGAGGACGTCTAATGCCTAAGTATACCGAGACTGAGATATTAGGTGATGGATGTAAGCTAGACGCCCCTACGAAGGGGTCGTTTGCAATGAACATGATATTTCGTCGAGGTGCATGGGAAGTAAGGAAAGGCTTCGGCCAGTTTGCACAGCGGTGCTCAACGATGGCGTTGCCCGATATTGCAGGAAGAGGAAACACCACCCTGCAAAAGCATCTCGGAAGCAGGCTCATCAAAACCAACTTTGACCATGAGCAGATAGTTTCAGTCTTTGAAGGTAACGCCAATACTGGGGACACCATCCTCGGCACAACGCTTAGGTCATCTAGGCGCATACCAATATACACGGTGCAGATTGACGACCTCACGGATGGCACCCGGTGGGAGGTCCCCCTTTACCAGCACACTGTAAGCCAGAAGTCTGATGTGACACTAAACATATCAACCGCTTACGAAGATGCTGCTAGCTATCCGTTGGCGACAATGCACGCCAACTATGAGACGGATACAACGTATGACAGGCAACGGTGGGTCACAACACTGTCTGCTGGAGACCATGCCTTTACGTTTGTCGAAACTAAAGACAGGGTTATCTTTTCACACCCCGTTCTTGGTGCGTGGATTTATTATCCCACAAAGTTTCAAGATGTTACGCAGAGGACCGTGCAGGTTACCGGGGCATATTGGCACGAGTCATCTCGACCTTATGGTGAGTCGTCAGTGGTGTCACCTTTAGTCATGGCGGGCCAGGGGCTGTTTGGCGGCGCGGCAGACGGTCTGTCTTATCTTATACCATCCGACTTTCCGCCTCCTTCGGCAATAGCTGCCGTAGGGAACAAGGTGGCGTATGCCAGGGACCGCACCGTATTCTTTTCAGACGACGACTATTATGCGTCCGTTTTGGGGGATAACGTAATTGTCATTGATAGCGAGAACCCTATCACTGCAATCGCAGAGCAGTTAGGCAACCTTACTATATGGACATCTACTGAGACGTTTGTGTTTAGGATTCCTTCTACCGGGGCTTTAGGCTCGGGCTCGCTGACAAAAATAAGTGATACCGTTGGGTGCCTTAATGCAAACTCATGGGTAAAGACCGGCAATGACATTGTGTGGATGGACCGAAACAACGTGTATCGGACCACTGGAAACCTCATTGTAAGTCCGGTGGCTGACGTCATTGCTCCGTTCTTTACGGACTTTGTGACCAA